TTGCCGGTGCAATCACGGCCAAGCCTGGCCGCCCATCTTTCAAAATTATCCCCAAGGAGTAAATCATGGCTTTTTTAAACGAAGAATTCAACGTCAACGAACTGCCCCAAGGCAATGGCAATTTTGAGCCTTTACCTGCTGGCTGGTACACCGCAACCATCTCTCAGTCTGAGCTGAAGGCAACCAAGGCTGGCAACGGCCAGTACATCAAACTGCGCTATGACATCACTGGCCCGAGCCATCAAGGTCGTGTGGTGTTCGGTAACTTGAACATCAAGAATGCCAATCCCAAGGCCGAGGAGATTGGTCGCCAGCAGCTCGGGGACATCATGCGTGCAATTGGATTGGCCAAAGTGACCGACACCGACCAGTTGATTGGTGGCCAGATTGCCATCAAGCTGGAGGTCAAAGAGGACGCTCAGTACGGTGCAAGCAATGAGGTGAAGGGCTTCAAGTCTGTGTCTGGCAGTGCAGCGCCAGCTGCCGCGCCTTCCGCTGGATTTGGCGCTGCAAATTCTGGGCTTGGTGCAAGTGGTCAGCAGACTGCCAAGGCCGCGCCACCTTGGGCTAAGAAGTAAGAAAAGAAAAGCCCAGGCCGGCTAGGAACCCCCGACCCGAAGCCTGGGCATAAAGTAGCAACTACAAAGGAGAACCACATGAAGATTCCCGAGTCAGAGCATAACATTCAGGCGTTGATTGACAAGCACCATGAGGCCATTGCCGAGGTGCCACGCCCACACCTTGGAGCCAGTACGCTTGGTCATGTGTGTGATCGGTGGCTGTGGCTGTCTTTCCGATGGGCTGTGCAGCCGAGCTTCCCTGGTCGCATCCTGCGCTTGTTCAGGCGTGGCCACCAAGAGGAGGCCAACATCATCAGCGACCTGCGTGCCATTGGCATCGATGTGCGCAAGGTGTCTGCCCAGCATCGGGTGGACTTTGGCAGCCATGTGTCTGGCAGCATCGATGCGATCATCGACAAGGGTGTGCCAGATGCACCCAAGTCCAAGCACATTGCCGAGTTCAAGACCGCATCCAAAAAAGCATTTGACGATTTGGAGAAGAATGGCGTGGAGAAGTCCAAGCCTGAGCACTTTGTGCAGATGCAGGTCTACATGGCAGGCACTGGCATCGATCGTGCGCTGTACTTGACCGTCTGCAAGGATGACGACCGTATCCACACCGAGCGCGTGAAGTTCGACAAGGATGTGGCAGGCAAGGCCATTGCTCGCGGTCAGCGCATTGCTTTGAGTGACCGCATGCCTGAGCCGATCAGCTCAGATGCGAGCTGGTATCAGTGCAAGTTCTGCGATGCGCATGAGTTCTGCCACCAGTCAAAGACCACCAAGCATGTGAACTGCCGCACCTGCGCTTTGGCCACAGCGATGCCTGACTCGACCTGGCACTGCGCCAAGTGGGATGCTGAGATTCCATTGGATTCCCAACGCACTGGTTGCGAGGGTCATGTCTTGCATCCTGATCTGGTGCCTTGGAAGCGTAAGGATGGGCCAGACGAGTTCACCGCTTTGTATGAGATCAATGGTGTGAATCTGGCCAATGGCGATCCTGAGCAGGAAGGCGTTTGGGGTAGCAAGGAGTTGCTGGCCAATGCCAATGCCTGCGCCAGCGGTGATCCTTTGATTGCTGAGATGCGCAAGGACTTTGGTGGAAGGATTGTGGGATGAAATTCGGTTCTGTTTGTTCTGGTATTGAAGCGGCCTCTGTCGCCTGGCATCCACTTGGATGGGAGGCTGCATGGTTGTCTGAGATTGAGCCATTTCCATGTGCTGTTCTCAAGCATCACTACCCTGATGTTCCCAATCATGGAGACATGACACTATTACCAGAGAAGATTTTGTCTGGTGAAGTTGAAGCCCCAGACTTGTTCTGTGGCGGCACTCCATGCCAAGCCTTTTCAGTGGCTGGTCTTCGTAACTCTCTGGACGATGCCAGAGGTAATCTTTCACTCACATTTGTAGGTATCGCCAATGCAATTGACCATGTTCGATCTGTTCGACGAGATGCTCCAGCAATCATCTTCTGGGAAAACGTGCCAGGAGTCCTCAACACCAAAGACAATGCATTCGGCTGCTTTCTTGGAGCACTTGCCGGTGAAAGCGATCCGATCACAGCGCCAGGGGAAAGATGGTCAAACGCTGGTTGTGTGTTTGGTCCCCAAAGAACAGTCGCGTGGCGAGTCCTCGATGCCCAATATTTCGGAGTGGCCCAACGTAGGAAACGTGTGTTCGTTGTCGCAAGTGCTAGAGACGACATCAATCCCACCGAGATTCTTTTTGAGTTCGATGGCGTGCGCAGGGATACTCCGCAGAGCCGAAAAGAGGGAGAAAATTCTGCCGCCAGCACTGACTCAGGCTTTGACTCAGGGGGCTTGCAGCGAACAGTAGGTGCTTTATGTGCAGACACACATCCTGGTGCATATAGTGGCCAAGATGCATACACTGGTCGATTGATTCCACAGCCTATTGGTTTTGAAAACAGCAGGCGTGATGGAGCTAGACTTTATGAAAATATAAGCAATACGCTTCAAGCATTTGCTGGTACTGGTGGTGGTAATGGACCAATGGTTGCATTGCCAATTGCTTTAGCAGAAAACACAATTGGCAGACAGCCACACAATGGTGGCAATGGTGATGGTTTTACTGTTGGCGGCCCAATGTATACATTGAATGCATCTGGTGTGCATGGCATTGCACATGATCCAATAGCTTTTCCATCCACAATGTCTGGAACTCAACACGCAAGCGCTGAAAATATTGCTCCATCAATGGGGTCTAAAAATCCTACAGCTGTGGCTCAATCAATGGCTGTTCGTAGATTGACACCAGTTGAGTGCGAGCGCCTGCAAGGATTTCCTGATGGCTACACCAACATTCCTTGGCGCAAGTCGGCTGAATCGCCAGATGGACCACGTTACAAGGCTTTGGGCAACAGCTGGGCTGTGCCAGTTGTAAGGTGGATTGGTCAACGTATACAGGATCAGATCAATGCTCCGTGACTACCAACAGCGCACCATCGACGAGCTGTACCGATGGTTTGAGGCTGGCAATGCTGGCAACCCTTGTCTGGTGCTGCCGACCGGCTCAGGCAAGTCGCACATCGTGGCTGCGCTGTGCAAGGATGCCCTGCAAAACTGGCCAGAGACTCGCGTGCTCATGCTGACTCATGTAAAGGAGCTGATCGAGCAGAATGCCGAGAAGATGCGTCAGCATTGGCCTGGTGCACCGATGGGCATCTACAGCGCCAGCATTGGCCAGAAAGACTTGAGCGAGCCGATCACCTTTGCCGGCATCCAGTCTGTGCGTACCAAGGCGCGTGAGCTTGGCCACATCGATCTAGTGATCATCGACGAGTGCCACTTGGTCAACCATAAGGACGAGGGTGGCTATCGCAAACTGCTTGGCGAGTTGAAGGCCATCAATCCGCATTTGCGTGTGATTGGCCTGACTGCCACGCCTTACCGCTTGGGGCATGGTTTGATCACCGACAAGCCTGCGCTGTTTGATGATCTGCTCACGCCTGTCAGCATCGAGGAGCTGGTGTTCAAGGGTTATTTGGCCACGCTGCGCTCCAAGATCACCAAAGCCAAGCTGGATGTGAGTGGCGTGAAAAAGCGAGGAGGCGAGTTCATCGAGTCCGAGTTGCAGGCCGCTGTGGACACCGACGACAAGAATCATGCCGTGGTGCATGAGGTCATGGGCTTGGCTGGTGAGCGCAAAGCATGGCTGTTTTTCTGTGCTGGCGTGAAGCATGCCGAGCATGTGGCCGAAGTCCTGCGCCAGCGTGGTGTGACTGCTGAATGCGTGACTGGCGAGACACCAAAGAAAGAGCGCGAACGCATGTTGGCCGACTTCAAGGCTGGCCGTGTGCGTGCACTCACCAATGCCAATGTGCTGACCACTGGGTTTGACTATCCAGACATCGATCTGGTGGTGATGCTGCGCCCAACCATGAGCGCCAGCCTTTATGTGCAGATGGCAGGCCGTGGCATGCGTGTGAAGTCGCATACAGACCACTGCCTGGTGCTGGACTTTGCCGGTGTGGTCGAGTCGCATGGTCCGATCACCAATGTGCAGCCGCCCAAGAAGGGTGGCGATGGCAATGGCGAGGCACCAGTCAAGGTGTGCGATCACTGTGGTGAACTGGTGCACATCTCGGTGATGCTTTGCCCTTCATGCGGTGAGCAGTTTCCTGAGCCGGTCAAGAAGTCGATGGTGTTGCGTAATGACGACATCATGGGTCTGGATGGCCAAGAGTTGGATGTGACGAGCTGGACATGGCGCAAGCACATCAGCAAGGCCTCTGGCATCGAGATGCTGGCCGTGACTTACTACGGTGGCCTGAGCGATACACCAATCACCGAGTATTTGCCAATCATGCATGAAGGCTATGCAGGCCAGCGTGCAATGAGCCAGCTTCTGAGCATTGCCAACAGCGCCAGCATTGTGCCTGGTGGTCTGAATGTGAAGACGCTGGAGGACATGGTGCAGAACATGAACATGGCCACGCCACCAGAGATGATCGAGTATCGCAAGGACGGAAAGTTTTTTAGGGTAATGAAAAGGAGCTGGGAATGACAGTTGAAGAACAAATGAATCGAATGCACAAACTCAAAATTTGTGATGTGTGCAGTCGTGAGGCCGATCCGCTTGGTGGTGTTACGGTGCGCACAAAGTGGCATTGCGCTCGGTGCTGGGTGAAGCTGATGCAAAGGGGTCTGAAATGAGTCGACCACCAGAGCCACAATTTTTGGTTGACTACCGCGAGTGGATCAAGGCCGGTCCACCCAAGTGTTGCCACACATGCGAGATGTACGGCACAGATGGCCTGTGCACTGAGTTTTTCATGACACCGCCAGCCGAGTTTGCTGCCGAGGTGGATGCCTGCCCTAAGTGGGAGCCAGAATGTCCGTTCTAGGCCGCATACCAACCGAGCATGAGGAGCAGCGCGAACTGGTGCGCTGGTTTCGCCAGACTTGGCCAGGTGTGCGCATCTTTGCCATTCCAAATGGTGGCGCTCGCAGTCCGGCCACCGCTGGCCGACTCAAGGCTGAGGGTGTGTCTTCTGGTGTGCCTGATCTATTCATTCCTGCCTGGGGGCTTTGGGTGGAGATGAAGCGCACCAAGGGTGGTAGCCTGAGTGCCGAGCAGAAAGACTGGATTGCCTATCTTGAAAGTGTGAGATTCTGTTGTATAGTGGGAAAAGGTGCTGATGATGCCAAGGGCAAACTTCAGGCCTTTTTCAACCAACACAAGGATAATTTATGAGCACTCGTATTTATGTCGTTACCGACATTGAGACCAATCGCCACCGCCTGATTCGCGCTGGTAACCAGGCACAAGCCATTCGCCATGCTGCACAGACTCGCTTCGACATTGAGGTGGCTGGCCAAGAGGACTTGGTCAACTTGCTGACCAATGGCGTGCCGATTGAGCTGGCTGGTGGCCCTGCCACCGCAGACATGTTTGAGGAAGCTGCCATTGCCAATGCTGGAGGGACTGACTGATGAAAATATTTATTGATGGAGAATGGAACAGCTATGGTGGCGAGTTGATTTCGCTGGCGCTAGTTGCAGAAGATGGACGCACATTTTATGAGGTGCTTGGCTGCGACAATCCTGACCCTTGGGTTGCTGAAAACGTGATGCCAAAACTTGGAAAACCGTGGATCACTATGGAAAGTCTGCAAGAGCAACTGGCCATTTTTCTTAATCAGTTCGACACAGTGCAGATCGTTGCCGATTGGCCAGAAGACATCATGTGGTTTTGCAAAGTGCTTATTACTGGACCAGGCACAAGATTAGACACGCCACCATTGATGATGGGCATTTTGCGTGTGGATACGATTTCAGAAAATCCACATAACGCATTGGCAGATGCATTGGCTTTGCGTGATTGGTATTTTCCAGAAGGGAGTAACGCATGACTACCTCAAAAATCAAAGATCGCTACATGACGATCAGGCTTCCTGCCGACATCGAGATCGAGTTGCGCAAGATGGCCGAGCGCAACACGCGCACATTGGCCGCGCAGATTTTGCATTGCGTCAAGATGGAATTGGAGCGCCAGCAAGCACAGGAGACCAAAGCATGAAGAAGCAGATTCACATCAGCATCGACACGTTGATGCACAAGTGGCCAGTGTTTGGCATTGGCTTTTCTGGTGGCGAGTTCTTTGTCTCGCTGTGGCTGGTGGATGTTCGCATTTGGAGAGGTTACTGATGTTCAAGATTCCTGAAAAATATCGTGTGCGCGAAGGCAAGATGGCCAGCGACGAATCATTTGGCAACAATGGCATGTTCATTGTGTCTTTGAAGCACCAGCAAAAGTTGCTTGTGCTGGCCAGTGATGGTGGAGGCTGGGAGCATGTCAGCGTCTCTCGACGCGATCGTTGCCCAACTTGGGACGAGATGTGCCAGGTCAAAGAGATGTTCTGGGACGATGAGGACTGCGTCATTCAGTACCACCCACCAAAGAGCGAGTGGGTCAACAACCATCCAAACTGCCTGCACCTGTGGAGACGGATTGGCATGGAGATTCCACGGCCTCATCCAATTCTTGTTGGTTTCAGGGATGCTGGGGTAATTGCGTGAAAAAACGCAAGCCACAGCCAAGGCCAAGGCACTACACCATCCTCGACGAGATGATGGCCAGTCCTACCGAGCCATTGCCTGAGAAGTTTCGCACGCACCAGCTCACCATGATGTACCAAGGCCTGCATGCAATGGAGACCGCGCCAGAGCCAACCACGGACGACTGGCGGGTTGTCAGCGATGCAATCAATCTCATGGAGACGCTGGTGGTCGAGATGAAAGTCTGCGAGGACTCCAGTGGCTTGCTGATGGATGCCATCACCGCTTTGGCGGTCGCTGGCAAGCGAAACAGGGCTGGTGGCACCATTCGTATGGATGGGGCTGGAATTCAGGCTGTACGCGCCCTTTTGAGCGACTATGCCGCCCTTCTGGAAGTGTTGCCTGCTCGGGTGATGATTCGATGCCACCGACTGACCGAAAAACGACTGCATGACCTGCTCGATGGCAAGCGCAGGCCGCATGATGTGGAGATCACATCGATATAAGGGTTTGTCCCTATAAATAAATTGTGGGAAATCGTGGGAACTGGTTTACACTGGAGGCCTACCAACAAACAACCAGCAAGGAGCTGACCGTGAATACAACTTACACCGCATATGTCGCATCTGATCTTTTCAACGCAGGTTACAGCTGCGATGGTCATCCATTCATCGCAGATCAGTATTACGTAATGATCGAAAACGAAGCTGGTCGTCGCTTTCGTCACGTTGCCACTTTCAATGGCACTGAGCAAGTTATTTGCGAAGAAACTGGCGATGCTTGCTTTCCTGATCTGCGCCAAGAAGCATCTGCCAAAGCCGAGCGTTTAGCAGCTCGTGTTAATGCTGCATTTGCTTCTGGCAAAGGTATTGATTGGACATATTGGGGTGAAGTTGATCCTGCATATGGCTCTGATGAATATGTCTCTCAAGGCACAGAAGCCAAGCGTGTATTTGATGAGAAAGCCGCAGCCTAATCACAATCGGGGCTTCGGCCCCATCTAAGGAGAACACCATGAAACATTCAAACTTTGAAACACCTCGTAATTTTGCAGACTGCACATGGGTGCAGGGCTATGGCCGCGAGGAGCCGCTTTGGGAGCGCGTGGCAGGCTATGTGCTGGCCTTTGCAATTGGTGCTGGCTTGGCCGTTCTGCTCGTTGCCTGGTGGTCGTCATGAACTGCTGCGACGAGTACGGCAATTGCACACAGGGCCGTGACTGCCCTGTGCGCATTGTTCGTACTTTGCAACCTTCAACATCTAAGCGCCTTTTTGGGCGCTTTTTTTATTGGCTGTTGATAGCCATCCTCGGCCTGCTGTGGCTGGCCTTCTTGGTGGCTGTTGTGGCCGCTTATGCGTAAGGCCTAGTGCCAGCCTTGTCGATGATCAGCGCCTGCTTGCGTGGGCTGGTGTCCTCGCTGTTTGGCACGCTGATGTGCGTCCATCGATCAAACTCGCGGATGATCTGGTCGTAGCCAATGCCGCTGTCCACGATCTTGCGCACCACCTCGTCTGGTGTCATGCCTGGCACTTTGAAGTCGGCAGCGCATCCAAGTCGGTGCTGGCTGGTGTCTTTGCTTCCCACCGCATCATTGACGAGCTTTGTGCGCAGGCCTGAGCTGATCATGATCGGCTTGCCACCCAGCACCACCTTCACCTGCTCCAGAAAGTCTGCCAGGCGCGTCAGATTGGCCAGCTCGGTGTCATTGGGGCTGTTATCCCAGCCGTTGCGTTCTGCGGTCTCTGAGGCCGTCAGTTCTTCGAGTGTGAAGTGAGGTGTGAGGTTCATTTCATGTCCTTGAGTTTCTGGATTTCACCACCCTTGTCTTTGGAGCCTTGAGAGCTGCCACGGTGAAAGTTCAGTACGGTGCCGCACATTGTGATGAGCGAGCCGAGCGCCATGTACACCAGCTCCTTGTTGGCCTCTGGCACGCCCTTCATGAAGGCAAACCAAGCCAAGAAGATGGTGGCCGTGACAATGCCAATGTCGAGCGCATAGGCCGTGTTCTTGGCCAGCCATGATGCATTGGTGGATTCCTGCACCTTGGCGTTCATGTCGCGTGCGCTGTCTGTGTTGGCGTTCTCAAGTTCTGCCAGTTTGATGTCATTGGCCATCTTTGCCAGCTCACCATCCTGCGCCAGCTTGGTCAGTTCTAGTTGCGCTTTGGCCTTGGCCTCTGGGTCAGGAATGAGCTTGTCGATGAGCTTTCCGCCCACGTTCAGAATTGCGTCGAGTGCGATCATTGTTTGCTCCTTGAAAGCATGGTTGCTGCAATTTCCATCATGGTTCTTGTTACCTGAATGTCTGTGGGTTCATTATCCCAGCCTACAGTGATTTGACCAACAAAACGGTTCGGGTCTGGTGGGATGCTGATTCGGCATGTGTAAGTGACACCCTTGGCGATGTACCACAAACCCATCTCGGATTGCGCTGATCGGTATTCACCGCAAGGAATCTCGCTGGCCATTAGCCTGACCACATCAGCATTGTTGGCTGCGTTCTGGGTAAACAGGCCAACATCAAGCCCATCGTTGGTTTTGTCTCGGCCTTCTTTGGTGTAAGCGCGGTGCAGCACTCTAGTGCCAAACATGGGGTTTACTTTGAACACGGCCACAATGGTGGCGTTGGTGGTTTTGAACAAGTGGGCAGCAGCGTCTTCCACCCTGTCCTCAACAATGCTTGGCATCTTCTTGGACTCTTTATATGCGCCCATCAGCAGCTCTTGGTTTTGCCAAACGAAATAGCCAGCAAAAGCAAACACCGCCATGAGTATCAGCGCAAACAGCTTGAATGGGCTATCCACATAGGACAACACCTTGCTTAGTATGTCTGCTGG